ATATAATTCTACAAAAGGTGCGTGGAAAACTACCGCTGCTTCCGGCGGAGCCGGGGGAGGCGGCGCTTCGGTGACTGTATCAGAAACAGCACCTACTAGTCCGAGTGAAGGCGATCTTTGGTTTGATCCGAGCGTACTCAAAACATTTGTATATTATAATGACGGCACTGCAAATCAGTGGGTACAAAGCAATCCTACAGGTAGTGGAGGCGGCGCGTCTGGAGGTGCATCTGTAACTGTATCAGAAACAGCACCTACTAGTCCTTCTGCAGGAGACCTGTGGTGGAGCTCTTCCGAAGCAGTTATGTATATTTATTATACGGATACTGACTCAAGTCAGTGGGTTAGTACAAGTGTTCCTGGAGCTGACGGAGCTGACGGAGCTGACGGATCCGCACAGTCTTATACAAACCTCGCTGCATTTCCTTCTACTGGAAATACTCTTGGAGACCTAGCTGTAGCTCAAGATACAAAAGCACTTTATATGTGGGATGGTACAGAGTGGGATAGAATTTACAATGGCCCAAACGAAGATGTCACATGGACTACAGAACCTCCTGAAAGAATAGATCTAGCTATTGATGGCTCTACTTCGTCTTTTACTGTTGCTGCAACTGATCCTGAAGGATTCGATATTACATATAGTTATGATACTAGCCCCAGCAACCAAACACAGGCAACAATAAGTCAAAGTGCCGGTACTTTTACTTTTACTCCTTCCACAACTCTTTCGGACGCAGGAGCGTTCACATTTAGATCAAAAGCTAGCGATGGATTAAATGTTAGTGCACGAACATCAACAATTAGCTTACAATTTTTTGATGGTCCCTATCTAGTAGCAGGCGACGGTACACAAATAATTGGAAGTGGTGGAGGAACCACAGTAACATTAGCCGATACAGTTTCAGATGCCTTACTGCAAAATGATGCAGGTAGAATAGATAATACAGGAGAACTTATACTCTTTACCGGTATGCCCGCATTTAGTTTTGATCCTACCTCTAGCGATAGAATACTAGTATATGCTGTGCAATATGATTATTTAGGGGGTGCATCAATTGGTATAAGTGCAGTTGATAATTCTAGTAGAGGTTTACAAGATATAGCATACTCTGGAGCAGGTTGGGCGTTCGGAACTAGTAGCGGGTACTATTCAGGGAGCAATTCTTTAACTACAGGTAAATGGTACATTATTGCAATACAACTAGCGACAGGTGCGGGTGCGGGTTTTGATGCAAGAATTTATAATGTTACTGATAATACATGGCTTGATGAAACTACAAGTGGAGGTTCCCAAGGGTATGGCTTATGTTACTTACCTATAGACGGAACATATGATAATCATATGGCCTTTTTTGGGGCAAATGCGCCTTCCCCAGTAGCAGGATATGTTGCTAGAGGCACTATGAGCCATAAGGTAGGGGGTGTTGGAGTAATGAATAATAGTGCTCCTATAGATACTCTTATAACACAGTTTAAAAACTTTATATTTACGTAAGGAGTAAACAATGGCAGCAATTAATTTTCCAGCAAGTCCTTCAAATGGTGATACTCATCAGGGTTTTGTATACAACTCTACTTTAGGAGTATGGCAAAGTGCTGCTTCACAGACAGCAGTCACTTCTTTTACAGGACTGTCTGACACTCCTTCAGCTCTCGGAACTGCGGGCCAGATTGCAAAAGTAAATTCTGGTGGTACAGCTCTTGAGTTTGCGGATCAAAGCGGTGTTACAGTTTACGCAACTATAGACTTGCTTCCAGAAACTGCAAATGCAGGAGATCTTGCATTTGTAACAGCAAGCAATCGACTATATCTATGGAACGGTAGCGGATGGTATAATATTGCTTTGATCAATACAAATCCAACTATTTCTGGAGCCTCTTCAAGCTATGGTCTTGCAACTGATGGTACTCCAACTGTAGTTACAATTACTGCTACAGATCCAGAAGGACTTCCAATTACTTATAGTATAGCAAGTGATACTTCGGGAAATACTGCGACCGTAACACAAGGCACTGGAGCAAACACAAATGTATTCACAATTACTCCATCTACAAACGATGCAGATGCAGGAACATTCTCACTTACATTCCGAGCTTCTGACGGTGTGAATATTGCATCCGCAATTTCTGAGTTTACTTTGGCATTTCAGGTACAAAACAGCAACTATACGACTGCATTGATTACATCAGTAGGTACTAATAATCAAGTCAATAATACTTTTGTAGATTCAAGTACCAATAGTCATACGATTACTGTAGCTGGAAATGTAACTCAAAATACGTTTAGTCCGTATCGCCATGGTGGATATAGCATTTACTGTGATGGTGCCAACGTAATGGATTTAGGGTTTTCTACTTTACAACCTGGTGACTGGACATTCGAATGTTGGATGAAACTTGATGGGTATACGGGTGATGCTATTGTGCTAGGAAAATATGGTGGGGGAAATCAATTAGAAGCCTTTGGTGTATCAGGTACAACAGGATATATGATGACTCATACAAACGTTGGTGTAGAAACTCCAACGTGTAATACTGATTTACGAGATGGAAAATGGCACTATCTTGTTTGGGAGAGATATAATGGTACTTATTATTATTGGGCTGATGGATCACTAGAAACTAGTTTTTCTAATTCAGAAACACCCGGTGCAACTGGTAATTGGATAATAGGCGGTGTTGCAAGCAGCCGTTTCAAAGGAAGCATAAAAGAAGCTCGATTTAGTTTGAGTACTGCAGTGTATAGCGGTAACGCGCCTACTACTCCAACAGAGCCTCAGACTACCTCTAACGCTACTGATGCCTTTTTTACAGGTGTAGGCTTAGAGATAAAAGATTACTCGAGTAATAATAGAACCTTTACTGTTCCTAGCACATTTGTGTCAGCACCTACAGCTCCGTATGATTACATTAAATATTCAGCTGGTACCAACGGCGGGTCAATGTATTTTTCAGATGGCAATGCGTATTTAACCGCTTCGCCCACCGCTCCCGGTACTGGCGATTTTTGTTATGAGTGCTGGATAAATGTTTCGCAAGCATCCGACGATGCTATTTTTGATACACGAACCCCCGCTTCCAGCGCAAGCGGTTTTACCTTGACTGTTTTGGACCCCTCAACAATTCGGATATATTCAGACAGCGCAGACGTAACGGCGTCTGGGCTGTCTTATTTGAATCAGTGGACTCATTTGTGTGTTGAAAAAGTTGGATCAACAACAACTCTGTATGTCAATGGAACTTCTTTCGGAACTACAACAGCCTATAGTAATATGTCTGACACAAGTCTCCGCATTGGAGAGAGTCCGCATTATGGAGCGTTTTCTGGTCACATTGCTGACTTTAGGTACGTAAGAGGAGGATATGTATATAACGGCAACTTCACTCCACCCACAGCACCACTAACAGCAATCAGTGGCACTGAGTTATTAATCAACGGTACCAACGCTGGCATTATTGATAAATCACAGTCCGTTAAAACGATCACGTTAAACGGTGACGTGAAGTCGTCTACAGCTCAGACAAAGTACCTAACGTCGTCAATGGCTTTTGATGGGACAGGGGATTATTTAAATATTTCATCATCTGAGATTCATGCATTAGGCAGCGGTGATTATACTGTTGAATGTTGGGTATATTTAAATTCAAGTAAAAATCAAGGTATTTGGGATACAAGAACAACAAACACATCTACAACTGGCGTTGCTTTGTATGTAACATCTGGCAATGAGTGGAGGATGGTTGTAAATAATTCAACTTTTACTGTGGGTGGTAGTATTACTAATTCAACATGGACTCATGTTGCTGTTGTTAGAAGTGGATCAACAATAACTGTTTATGTTGCAGGATCTTCAGTCAATACTGCAACATCAAGTATTAATTTAACTGACGAATCAATGTTAATTGCGACTCTAAGAGATAATGTGGATACATCCGCTACTTTTAAGTTAGACGGTTATATGTCAGATTTTCGTGTCACCAAAGGCCTCGCTCGATACACAGCTAACTTCACTCCACCCACAGCAGCTTTACAAGGATAATACTATGGCAGTAATAAATTTTCCCGATAGTCCTTCGGACGGCGATACTCAAGACGTCGGAGGAATTACATATACTTATAGCTCCAGTAAAGGTTACTGGACAGCCGCTGCTTCCGGCGGAGCCGGGGGAGGCGGCGCTTCGGTGACTACCGATGATACTGCTCCAAGTAGCCCGAGTGATGGAGATCTGTGGTATGATACCCATGATGGAGGTATGTTCGTATACTATGAAGATACTGACTCAGCTCAGTGGGTAGAAGTAATTGGTTCTGCCGGAGCCGCAGGAGCTGACGGAGCTGACGGAGCTACAGGTCCTGCAGGTGCGGATGGAAGTGCTGCGGTATATGCAACTGTAGATGATTTGCCTGGAACTGCGAGCGCAGGAGACCAAGCATTTGTTACAGCAAGTAATCGTCTCTACCTTTGGAATGGTAGTGGATGGTATAATATCGCTTTAATCAATACAACGCCCAGTATTAGTGGCGTATCTTCAAGTTATGGATTAGCAATTGATGGTACAGCTACAACAGTCACGATTACTGCTACGGATCCTGAAGGCCTCCCAATTACTTATAGTATTGCTTCTGATACGTCTGGAAACATTGCAACCGTCACTCAGAATGCAAATGTATTTACGATCACACCTTCAACGAATACTGCAAATGCCGGTTCGTTCAGTCTTACATTCCGTGCTTCGGATGGAGTCAATATTGCGACTGCTCCGGCGACTTTTACATTGCAATTTAAAGTTGTAAATCAAAAATATACTACTGCATTAATTACATCGGTTGGTACGAATAATGCTACAAATAGTACTTTTGTAGATTCAAGTACCAATAGTCATACTATCACTGCTGCTGGTAATGCAACACAGACTACGTTTAGTCCTTATCGCCATGGTGGGTATTCTATGAGGACTACAGCGGGCACGAGCTTAAACATACCAGCTTCTACTGATAATCAATTTACAGGTGACTTTACTATAGAAGGATGGGTATATTCATTAGACACTGGAGATAAAAGTCTCTATGTACACGGCTCGTATTTTGCTTTTAATGTAAATTTTGGGGGAGGTTTTAATATTTATTTAAATTCTGGGGGGGCAACCTTTTCTCCAACAGACATTGTTCCTGCTGCAAATGAGTGGAATCATGTCGCATTAGTTCGTAGCGGAAGTACTGTATCTGTTTACTTAAATGGAGTAGCATCGGCAACTACTGCAACAAATAGCGCTACTCTTGGGTATAACTCGATAGCCTATATTGGAGGTCTAGGAACTCAAGCTGCTGGAAGTATAAATGGATATATTACTGATTTTCGCGTTGTAAATGGCAGTGCAGTCTATACTTCTAATTTTACCCCTCCGACAGAACGACTCACAGCAATCACCAATACTAGCGTACTAGCTTGCCATTTACCTTACATTGCCGATGGCTCAACAAATAATAAAAATTTAACTTCCAGCGGCAACACCAAAACAGAACCATTTTCGCCATACGACTCACAAGAATACTCAGCCGGTAGTCATGGCGGGTCGATGTATTTTGATGGTACTGGCGATTATTTAAGTATTGCAGATCATGCGGACTTAGACATGGGCAGCTCTGATTTTACAATAGAAGGTTGGTATTATCCAGTTGTAACTCCGGGAGGAAGTAATGGATTGCTTTCAAAACGAGCAAATAGCAGTGAAGCAAACGGAATTTTAATATATTTTGGAGGCACTAGCACGGGCCAACCCTCCCTTTTAGTTGCACAGTCTGGTTCCTGGGCAATCAACACAGCTTCAAGTATAACTTTTAAAACTGGCCAGTGGAATCATTTTGCAATTGTAAGAAATGGAACTAGCTTTAAATTATATATAAATGGAAAGGCGGGGGTATCAGTTACTAGTTCTATTACTGTAACTGATAATGGACATCCTTTTATTATAGGTACAATGGGAGCAGATGGCTCTAACGTCTTAGCTGAAAGTAATATTGCAGATTTTCGTGTAGTAAAAGGAGCGGCAGTTTATACGGCAGACTTCACACCACCCACAGCACCGTTAACAACAATCACGAACACGTCTTTGCTAGTGCAAGGAACGAACGCTGGTATTATTGATAAAGCTCAAGCAGTAAAATCAGTCAAGCTTATGGGAGATACTAAATCATCTACAACTGAGAGTAAATATTTAACTTCATCAATAAAATTTGATGGAAATGATCATATGCTGATGCGGTCGATAGAACTTGGTAGCTCAGACTATACCGTTGAATGTTGGGCTTGGATCTCTGCACAGGGAGGCACTGCTGGAATATTTTCAAAAGGCTCTCCCGGAGGTTTGTCGAGTATAACTTGGTCATTAGAGTTTAGTAGTAGTAACAATTATGTTGCTTTGTACATTTACGCGGCTAACTCCGGTGCTTATGTAATTACAGGCTCAACAAATATAATAACCAGTAGTTGGAATCATATTGCTGTCACAAGATCGGGCAATGAAACAAAATTATTTGTAAATGGCACGCAAGACGGTTCAACTTATACAGGTAATTACACGGTAGCGGACGGCGGAGATTTTTATCTTGGAGGCGGATTTTATGCTCCAACCTCAAGAACTATTACAGGTTATATGTCCGATTTCCGAGTAACCAAAGGACTAGCTCGATACACCGCAAACTTCACACCACCCACAGCAGCTTTAGAAGGATAATATTATGGCAACGAACTTTCCAAGCAGTCCCTCAAACGGAGCCACACATACATTTGGCGGTACTGTATATACATATAATTCAACAAAAGGTGTGTGGAAGGCTGCTGCTGGAGAAGCTGTTACAATCTCAGATACTCCTCCGAGTAACCCCGGGGGTGGAGATTTATGGTTTGATTCCAGTGTAGCAAAAACATATGTTTACTACAATGATGGATCTTCAAATCAATGGGTTCAAATGAATCCTTCGGGCGGCTCAGATGGTGCTGATGGTGCTGATGGTGCCGACGGAGCTGATGCTAGTATTACAACATATAGTGCAGTTTCTGATTTACCTACGAGTAATAATGTAATAGGAGATTTAGCTTACATTACTAGTACAGGACAATTTGCAATTGCAAAATCAACAACTGATTGGACTTTATTCAGCAAAGATGGTGCAACTGATTTGCCTTCTGTTACTGGAGGAGGAAGTTTAGGTACATATACATCAGGCGGCACTACATATAATTATGCAAAATTTACTGCTGATGGAAATTTTGTACTTAATTCATCTATAACTGCAGATATACTAATTATTGCAGGCGGTGGTGGAGGCGGAGGCACAGGAACAAACGGCGGTGGCGGAGGAGGAGCAGGAGGCCTTGTGTATGCTTCAAATCAATCTCTTGCTGCAGGAACTTATTCTGCTATAGTAGGTGACGGAGGAGCAGTAGGATCGAATGGATCAAATTCTACATTTACCGGGCAAACTGATGCGATTGGTGGTGGTGCCGGTGGAGCTTATGGAACTGCAGGATCATCGGGCGGATCTGGAGGAGGTGGAGGTCGCGACGGATCTCCCTCAGCAGGTGGTGCAGGTACCGCTGGACAAGGAAATGCTGGCGGCCAAAGCGGAGGAACTGGTTGCTCTTCAGCAGGTGGTGGCGGAGGAGCAGGTGCCGTAGGCTCTAATGGTGGAACAGACTGTGGTTCCTACACAGCGGGAATGAGCGATGGAGGTGTAGGAAGTTCTACATATTCTGATTGGCTTCAAGGAGCATCTGCAGGTGAAGAAGTAAATGGAACTTGGTACATTGCAGGGGGCGGAGGGGGTGCAATAGAAGCTAATGCATCTGCTGGTACATCTTCAGGAGGTTATGGCGGAGGAGGAAATGGCTCAAACAATACAAATGGAGAACAAAACGCGACGAATGGACTTGCTAATACAGGAAGCGGCGGCGGTGGAGGCCAATTTCGAAGCAGTGTTCAAGCTGCAGCGGGTGCTGGAGGTTCTGGCATAATACTATTGAGGTGGACATAATGGCAATTAATTTTACAGACAGTCCCGCAGATGGAGCAACGCAAGTAATCAGCGGAAAAACTTACACATACAATAGTGCAAAAAATAAGTGGGATACTACAGCTACAGAAGTTGTAGGCCCCACAGCTAAAACTTATGCAACTGTAAACGATTTGCCTGGAACTGCACTAACAGGAGATCAAGCATTTGTAAGCGGCACAAATCGTCTTTACATTTGGAATGGTTCCGGTTGGTATAATATTGCACTTGTAAATAGCACTCCCACTTGGACTACTCAGCCTGATTCTTCTTATATACTTGCAAGTGATGGCACCGCAACTACAATTACAATTGTGGCTACAGATCCAGAAGGATTGCCGATTACTTATAGTATTGCAAGCGATACTTCAGGTAGTATCGCTACAGTTACTCAGAATGCAAATGTATTTACGATTACTCCTTCTACAAACGATGTGAATGCAGGAACATTCTCACTTACATTCCGTGCAAGTGATGGAGTCAATATTGCGACAGCAGTAAGCAGCTTTACTTTACAGTTTATTATTGAAAATAGTAACTATACGACTGCACTTATCACTTCTGTAGGTACGAATAATCAAGTTAATAATAATTTTATAGATTCAAGTACCAACAGTCATACGATTACTGCTACTGGAAATGTAACTCAAAGTACGTTTAGCCCTTATCGACACGGCGGGTATAGTTATTACTGGGATGGAAGTGGAACAGACTATTTTCAGATCCTATCTCCTACTGCTGCATTAGATTTTGGTACTGGCGATTTTACTATAGAGATGTGGGTCTGGCTAAATGATTTATCATCTGGAATCATTCTTGCAGACCTTCGTCCTTCAGAAACAAACGGAAACCAATACATTGGTGCATTTTCTATCGGAACAGATGGAAACTATCAAGTTGCAACTGGTAACGTGCAACGCATTGTAACAACTGGCGGTCCTATTACAGCCCGTAGCTGGCACCACATTGCTTTACAAAGAAATAGCGGTACGTTAGAAGCATACGTAGACGGTTCTAGAAATGCTACAGCCTCGTTTACCCAGTCACTAGATGCAAATAGATGGAGTTTGTTTAAAAACTCCTTTGCAGGTGGTGGGGTTGCAGATGCTGGGGGAGGATACCTTAAAGATTATCGAGTAGTAAAAGGCACTGCTGTTTATAGTGGTGCTACGTATGATGTACCAACTGAGTCCCTAACTGCTATATCTGGTACATCACTCTTACTTTTCTCTAATAGACCTACTTTTACATATGACGCGGCCGACACAGAATCTATAACATGGACGAATGGAGAGTTGGCTCCTTTCTCTCCTTATAAATATGAAAGATATTCTGCTGCAGACAATGGCGGGTCTTTAACAAATGATGGAACCGGAACAAATTATTTAAGTGTAACCTCTAGTGATTTTGAATTTGGAACCTCAGATGATTTTGTAATAGAAGCGTGGGTATATCCAACAGCAACTCCTAGTGGTGCAGCTCAAGTTGTTGATAATAGAGGCGCGGCAAATGGATTAAATTTAGCTTTTACCTCCTCTAATCAATTCGCTAGTTATTCTGAGCCTCTCTCGTCGCAATTAACAGGAACAACAAAAACATTAAATCAATGGTATCATGTAGCTGTTGTTAGATATAACGGAACAAGAAAATTATTTGTAAATGGAGTATCGGAAGCAAGTGTATCAGATACAGGAGATTATAACTCAAATAGTCTTATTATTGCTAGCCGTTACTCTCAAGATCAACAAGCATGGGCTGGAAACATCTCAGATCTCCGAATTATTCGAGGTACGATTCCTAGCGCATATCAAGGAACTTCTTTAACTATTCCTACTACACCATTAACAGCTATCACTAATACTAAACTTCTTCTTAGTGGTACAAACGCAGGCATCATTGATAAGTCGCAGTCATTGCAAACATTAACACTCAGTGGTGATGTGAAGTCATCTACAACTCAGAGCAAGTACCTAACTTCGTCAATGTATTTTGATGGGACGGGTGATAGCATCTCTACCTCTGATAGTGCAGAGCTTGGAACTGGAGATTTTACTTTAGAGGCTTGGGTATACCCAACAACGTTAAATTCTAACGACACATTTATAGCAGAGCATTGGTCAGGCACTACCGCTGGATTTATTTTTAGGGCACACACGAACAACTATTTAAGTTTGTTCGACGGCACTACAAATCGGGCAAGCAGTACGGCAATTGTCACTAATCAATGGCAACACGTCGCGGCTAGTCGAGAAAACGGAACTTTAAAGTTGTTTATTGATGGAACGCAAGTTTTGAGCGTTGCTACTTCTAGTAGTTTAACCGGTCCCGGATCAGGAGAATCTGTAACTGTGGGGGCAATAACTACAAGCAGTGGGTTTGCTAATTACTTTACTGGTTATATATCAGATGCGCGCATCACCAAAGGCGTCGCTCGATACACAGCAAACTTCACACCACCCACAGCAGCGTTACAGGGATAATAAAAAAGGGGCTTATTGCCCCTTTTTCATTTCTTCTTGAAGTGCGATACTAAATCCTTTTATAGCCATTTCAAGACGTTGAACTTTTAAATGTTCTTGTTCAAGTTGCTGTTGTAAGTCTTGAATTTGAGCCAAATATGTTATTGCTCTTTCAGATAAATTATTTGGATCAACCCCTTCACTTTTTACTTTTGGCTGACGAGCTAAATTATCGGGGGACTCTTCCCACCCCTCTTCTGGGGCCAAGGGAATATCAATATCACTCATCTTTAGCGGCCTCCTCTACATCAATCTCCGGTATGGGAGTTATTTCTTCGCTTTCTTTATTTATTTCAAGTCTTAACAAGTTAATAAACCCTTCTCTAGAAAGCTCCAGTCTGTGCGTGGCACTTTGAGAAGCGGTTATTTCCTTGTTCAGTGTTTGTAGTTGTCCTACATAATATTTTGCTAGATCGGGTAAATCTGCATAGATATACTCTTCTCCGTCAAAAGTTATTTTTGGACGATCTTCAATTTCTTCAGTCATAATTTATTCCTATTTAAATATATCTTGCCAGTTTCCAGTAGTGCTCGCACGAGCATACTCTGTGGCACGGTTTTCAAAAAAGTTAGTATGCTCTACTCCATTCAACATATAGTCAAGCCAGGGTAAAGGATTATTTTCACTTCCAAATATTTTCTTCATTCCAAGACCTAAAAGCCTACGGTCTGCAATGTATCGAATATATTCTTTTACTTCCTCTGGAGTCAAATCAGGTATAGATGCTCCAGCAAAGCATAAATCAATAAAAGCATCTTCTAATTCTACAGTACGCTCTGCAGCACAATAAATCTCATACTTTAGATCATCGTTCCACAGCTCGGGATGCTCTTTTATGAATGTTCGAAACAATTGACTCATACCTTCTACATGAAGAGTTTCGTCACGAACTGACCAAGTTATAATTTGCCCCATACCTTTCATAAGGTTATGTCTTGGAAAATTCAGTAGAATTGCAAAACTACTAAATAATTGTACTCCTTCTGTAAATCCAGAGTAAATTGCCATAGTTTTTGCAATATTCATTGGACTGTCCATTCCAAAATTTGAAAGGTACTCGTGTTTATCCATCATTTCTTTATGCTCAAAAAACTTTTGGTATTCGTCGTCTCCAAAACCAAGAGTTTCAAGCAATAAAGAGTAAGCTTCTTGGTGCACCGCTTCCATTGCTGCAAAAGCAGATAGCATCATTCTTACTTCAGGCTGCTTAAATGTAGGCAGATAGTGTTTTGCATATCCACAGCAAACATCTACATCAGCCTGTGTAAAAAATCTAAAAATTTGATTAATAAGTCTGCGATTCTCAGGAGTTAGTTTATCCCTATAGTCTCGAAGATCATCAGCAAGATTTACTTCGTCAGGAAGCCAGTGCATGTGCTGTTGTGTTTTATAATGTTCATAAGCCCACGGATAATTAAATGGCTTATAATATTCTCTTTCATGTAACAAATTACTCATATTAACCCTCACACGCTAAACACGCGCCTTCGTCAATGCTATCAAAAATGTACTGACGTAATGCTTCATCAGATACTTTTTCTGCTCGCTTGTACGCTTCACTTCTTAAATAATATAAAGTTTTTACTTTCTTTTTCCATGCCATCATATGAATAGCATGAAGTTCTTGCTTTGATACATTTGCAGGAAAAAATACATTTAAAGATTGACTTTGACAGATATATTGTTGTCGATCGGCTGCAAGATCGATAACCCATCTTTGGTCAATTTCCACTGCAGTTTTAAAGACGTCTTTTGTCCAATCATCAAGAAAGTCAAGATGTTGAACCGAACCGCCGTTTGTAATAATTCCTTTCCATACTTCATCTGTATCTTCTCCTAACTCTTGAAGAATGTGCTCTAGATATTCATTTTTTTGTAAGCTGGATCCTGATTTAGTTTTTTGAGTAAACGCATTAGCGCGATAAGGCTCGATACTTGGACTAGTATTACCGCAAATAATGGAACTACTAGCATTAGGAGCAACAGCGAGCAAATGAACGTTCCGAACTCCATAACCAACTGCATCAGGTGCTTCACCCCTTTCAATAGCCAATTCACGAGTTGCACGATCCGCCTCCGATTTTATGTGCTTAAACATTCTCATGTTTGCACTCTTTGCCATTATACCTTCAAATGGTTGATTGTGTCTTTGCAAGTAGGCATGAAATCCCATTGCACCTAGTCCAATACTTCTTTCTTGCATAGCACTATGTGCAGCTCTCCATAGCTCTCGAGGTGCGTTATCAATAAAGTAAGTCAATACATTATCAAGCATTCCAATTAGATCAGGAATAAAAAGAGGATTATGCTGCCATTCATCAAACTCTTCCAGATTTACACTTGACAAGCAGCATACTGCTGTTCTATCTTCTGCTGTAGCAAGTGTAATCTCACTACAAAGATTTGAATGATGTACTTTTAGTCCTTTCTCTTTTTGACAATCAGGCAAGGCATCTTGTACGGTATCCCCAAACATAATGTAAGGTTCTCCGGTTTCTACACGATTTTGAATAAGTTTTACCCAAAGTGTTTTTGCAGACACAGTTTTTACAATACGACCCGTATGAGGATCACGAAGATCCCAGCTATCGTCAAATCCTTCCTCTCTTGTAGCCCCTTCTATAAGGGCCATAAATCTATCTGGTACCACCACTCCATGATGTAGATTAGTAGACTTGCGGTTAATATCGCCTCCAGTGGGTTTTCGAACATCTAAAAATTCCTCTATTTCAGGGTGGGACATATCGAGATATGCTGCATAGCTACCTCGTCGAGTGACGCCTTGACTAAATGCAAGCATTTCGGCATCAACAACTTTCATAAACGGAATAACTCCAGTACTCTCGGAGCCATTGCTCGTTTTCGAGCCTACACTCCGAACCCCGTTCCAACATCCTCCGACACCTCCGCCAACACTACTTAAAAAAGCATTCTCGGTGTAATGATTTGTGATGCCTTCGCGACTGTCCTCTACATAGTTTAGGAAACAACTAATTGGCAATCCTCGAGTAGTCCCTCCATTTGAAAGAACCGGGGTACTAAACATAAACCAAAGTTTACTAGCATAGTCATATAGTCTCTGAGCATGAGCTTCATCATTAGCAAATGCTTTTGCAGCACGCGCGAAAGCATCTTGAGGTGATAACTCACCATCAATCATGTATCTATCTGATAAAGTTTTTTTACTAAATTCAGAAAGATACGCGTCTCGCGCATAATCAACTTTTATATTATAACTCACCCAACATTCTCCCTCGAATATCTTCTAAGTAATTTTTACCTAGAGCATCATCACAGTATGTGATTAAATCCATTAATTCATAGTTTCTTAATATTTGATCTGGATTTTCATTAAGTCCTTGAATAAATTTATATCTACTATTTATAGGAATTGCTTCATATATATCATAAGCACTTCCATACTCTTTTACCAAGCTTACAGCTCTTTTTGGTCCGATACCTGGAAACCCTTCAACATTATCGCCCTTGTCTCCCATTAAACATTTTACGGAGATATATTCTTCCGGCGTACAGTCGTAGTGTGTATCCCAGTTTTCTAGCGTAACTTCCTTCCTCGTTACATAAGAAAATCTACTAACATCTTCTTTTATTAGTAGGTCCCAGTCTCGGTCACTTGAGATTAGCCAAATAGATCCTAAATTATACTTTTCTTTGTATTTTACAAGGTGGGCTGCAATATCATCTGCCTCCACTCCTTGATATCGAAGCACCATGTAATTTTCTGCGGCTACTTCTAGACTTGCTTCATACTCTTCAAAAAACTCTTCAAAAGCAATCTTTTCTTCTTCTGTTTGCTCTGCAAACTTATCTTTTCGATTTTGCTTATACTTATCGCTTATAATTTTTCTATAAGAAGAGGAGCCCCAATCTGATGCAACTATAATACGACTACATGAGTAAGATACTGCTAAACTTTGTATTGTTCTATCAAAGTCATATCGAAAGTCTGTTCTTCCTTGGTGCTTCCATCTAAAAGCTAAGTTCAGGGCGTCTACAATTAGCGTTGAGTTTGACTCAAGCTTTTCATTGAAACTGAATCCCATTTTTTAAAAACTCCACTGTTTCTGATTCTAGCCAAACTTCAGCAAGAAGAACAAAACAATTTAAAAACTGTATGTATATCCAATCTTCTGTTTGCTTTGGCTGTAAATGTGTGACTACAAATACGGGCGAACGATTATATTTAAAAAATAAAAGAGGTTCTTGGTCTCCTCCTTCCGCTTGTACTTGTATTTTTTTCCACCATCTTATAAGATTATTTGTTTTTTTCGCGGTAAATATTTTATCTGAAAGGGGCGAATCAGAGTAGTTTTTTACTTCAATACAAAAACGATTTTTTTCATTTGGAACATACAAATCGCCTTTTAAATACTCTAATGCTCCCGACGCAGGAACTCGTTCAAACTGTAATCCAGTTGCAGTTCTTAGCATATCTCGTACTAAATATTCTCCCCGCGCTCCTTTTGCTCTACTGTCGACCATTGTCAAGTTCTTCTAGTGCTTGAAACTTCTCTTGAGCTTCTGCTAATTTGGATATCTGGGTATCAATTGCGTCGATTATTTCGGGGTGCTCTCCAATACCAACTGGGTTTTCCAGATATATCTCTATATTTGCCCGGGCTTCCTCGATCTGACCGAAGTACTTCGCCTTCAGGGCTGAAATTATTGCTTTCTTCATTTTCTTCTTCTTGTAAACTCCATTGTCTGCGCTGTGATAGTTGTCTATTTAGTACTCTAGTTTGCTGACGTTGTCGCACTTAATTACCTCGATTTTTTCAAGCAGTGGGTGACTCCACCCGTGACTCACAATATAAGTATTTAACTCTTCCTTGAGTAACACTTCTACCATTTTTTCTCGACCGTTTTCATCAAGAACATTTATTACTTCGTCTAAAAATAATACATTGATTCTTGACTTTGATATACTACTCATAAGTTTGCGTATTGCAATTAGAGTAGCTGTGTTTACTCTTGCGAGTTCTCCGCTGGAGAGTGCAAGAATATCTACAATATTTCCATTGTCGGTTACTTGAACATTTAGCTTATCATTTGTAACAACAAACTCTAGCGTAAATCTTCCGTCAGAAAGTTCCGCTAGGTAATAATTTGCAAGCTCTTCTAATTCTTTTACAAGATTTTCTATCTTGTATGCAAGAAGGCCGTTTGTACTAAAAGACTTTTTTAACAGCTCTAAATTCGATGAAAGAACAGAAATTTCTTTTAATTCGTTTGTTGCTTTCTCTAGCTGCGATAAGAATTCTTCTGTTTGTTCTTGAATTACTTGGATTCGGGTGTTGTGTCTTGTTCTTCTTTCATTTTCTTTCGCTGCATCTGCCACTTCGCTTTTTCTTCGGCCCAAGTCATCTCGTACTCTAGCCAAGCGCTCTTCCAGCTCGTTTTTGTCCAGTAAGGCCACTGGGAGATCTCGGTCAATGCTTCTGTAAATTTCTTCCCACTCCCTTTCGATAGAACGGGCTCGATCGTACTCTGCATTGTCTCGTTTAATTTCTGTAATTCTTCTGGCAATTTCATCTTGTCTTTCCCTTGCTTCTGAAATTTTTCTTGATTCTGCTACAATTAGACTTTCTTTAAACTCAGGGTCAACATCTTGCTCGCACGTGGGGCAGTGATCTCCTAGCTTATTCAACTTATCTAGAAGTTTCTTAGACCCCGCTACGACCCCGCTGAGAGTCCCAGATTCTGTTTGTAGATCATCATATGATACTTTGTTAGTAATTTTACAGTTTTGTGCTTCTGCTAAATTTATGGATTTCAACAGTTCGATGTACTGATTATTTTTAGAAATTTTTTTATTTTTTTCGGAAATATTTTCAATTTCTTTTGATAAAAATCGGAATTCTTTCTCTTCTTTTTCCGTGTCAATTTCTATATTTAACATGGGAAGTACATTCGTATCACTCAATTTGTTATCTTGCAACCATTTTTCAATCGTTTTTACCTGACTGTCAATACTATTAATTTGAAGAGACACATCCCTGGAAGCAGCCTTAAATATCTCAAACAGTTCTACATATTTTTCAAGAGCTAATAGCTCAATTAAAAACTTTTTACGGTTAGTATCTGTAGCTGTAAGAAATTGTAGACTAGCGTTTGTATTTTGATAAACCAATTGAGAAAATGTTTTAAAGTCTATTCCAATAACTTCTTGAATCGACTTATAGGTATTTGTAGCCGTATGGCTAGAAATATCTTCTCCATTTTTTTCAAACTTTATCTTGATGTTTGACTTTCTGTTTACAGTAATTTTGTATACATCGTCGTCTTTTGTAAAATTCAATACGATATCATAACCGTTATTTAAATAACGGTTAGGGATGTCTGCTTTTTTAATTCCTTTTGAATTTTTGTTGTAAAGTGCTTCTTCAATAATAAGAGGAATGGACGACTTGCCCATTCCATTAGTTCCAAGAATTTGTGTTACTGTTTGCCCGTCCAGGTCTATTTCATTATTGGGCCCATAACTGAAGCAGTTATTCCATTGTAACTTTTGAAGCGTAATCATTAAAAGTTCCTATAATTTCTGGTATCTTTGCTTCTTCTATCTCTAGTACAAATTGTAAGTATTCACTTAATTCTTCTTGTACTGTCATTTCTTTTTCTAGTAAGAGAGTTGCTTCGGTACTTCGTCTTACTACTTTTTTATCCAATAGCTCTGAGTTTTTTACCTCTGCTAAATCCTGTATATCTCCCTCTATTTCGTAGATTGTATGATCGTAGTCAGTAGGAACCATTTCTTCTTCACTTTGTACGGTTTTACGTATCAATTGTGGAAGGTCAAAAGGCTCCCATATCCAAGACCAGTCCTCTTCATTTATAAGTAAGTATCCTGTAGATACTCTACTTCTATGAAAAGAAGTCGTCATTGGACTCCCGGGGTATACAATATTTCGTTGGGTATTACTGTGTGCGTGTAGGTCGCCTGCAAAGACAACTGGAAAATCCTCTAGCAAGTCTAAGTCCAGCTCTGGCTTGACATGAGGAGGAATTTCTCCACGAACATGAGTAAACAACGGATAGTGCTTAGGAAAATGATCTATAATATCTTTCTTATGTAGTTCTGCATACGGTAAAATACTAAAGCCCGTATCATTATCTATATATGAAATATCTATTACCTGTACTAAAGGATTTACTTCTCTACTCACTTCTTTTAACTGAGTAAAAAAAGTTTTATTTTTCTTTGTAGCTTCATGGTTTCCATCATAAATTACTGTTGGAACCTTAACATTTTTTATAAAAGAAAAATAAAGTTCTAATTCTTCTAAAGAAGGAGAGCGATCAAAAAGATCGCCCCCAATAATATGCATATTGCACATTTTTTCCAGACTGTGAATCTGTTCAAAAAAACTATTGTAACGATTTATAGCCCAAGAAACTGGGACATTTTTTTGTCCCAGTTTGATGTGCCAGTCTGCTGTAAAAAGAATCATGCAATATTAAACTCATTCTCTAGTGCTTCTTCATCGACATTAGTTGAATCACTAACGCCTTCTCGTACTCTATCGAGTAGCTCTTTTTGTGCGTCTGGAGTCGGACGGGGCATAACATCATCCATAGACTTCAGATCAACAATAAGTGCTCGTTCATCTTCGTCAAGAGGACGAGACTTACACTTGAGTACCTGTACTTGGTACTCTACATTGTAAGGCAGAGGGCCAGTCTTTACTCGCTTGAATTTAACATCCCAGCCAGTTTCTGGATCAGTAGGATCTCCTAGATCTTCTGCAGCAGTCATAATCTGCTCGAACAGCTTCTTCTTGAGATTGAAAACTTTCAGTTCTCCATTATGCAGACACTGCATTGCGTAGCTCCAGCCACACTTCAGATCTGGATAATATTCACGAACCCAATCTTTTTCCTTGTTGTTGAAACGCTCTTCATCTCTATCAAAAGAAAGACATTCGAGAGGAATGTTCTTACCATTCTCTCCTTCGATCCAGTAAACGTAACGTGCCAATACGTCGCCTACAAGGCGAACATTATTGTCGCCGTCCTGTGGAACAAAAGTGTTGATAGAACTTTTTTGAGCTGCGCCCTTTGCTTTGTTAAATGTAATTGCCATTAATGTATCTCCTGTTTTGAGGGACTTCTTTCGTATAAAAAATGAACTTGTCCATTTTCTATCTCCAGTAGCCTATTTTCATATATGTGTGGTAGTGTTTCTGCCGGTAAATGTAATAAATCTAAAGTTATTTTATGAGAAGCATAGAAATCAGGAAGAGGCCTAAGAGCAGCAATACCTGTATATACAGCCATTTCTCGAAAAGTAAATTTATATCCATTATATAACAGTCTTTCAGGATGTACTAAAAAACTTGTACCGTCAAAATTCATTTGTGAGTAAAAATACTCTTTTTCATATTTGTTCTTTGGTATTCTTTTTTCAACCAACATTCTAAGGATCCTTACTATGTCAGTAGGATCTCCCGCTGCGGTATTATATATTTTTTTCCAATCGAACAATAACATATTATACTAAAATCTGAGGTAAAAGTCAAGAACTATTTTTCTATACTTGATTGATTCGCCAACCTTGTTTTATGTAGTATCCCATTCTATTTGACGCCTGCTTGCGAGCAGTGTTTCCTTTTAAATGAATATCTACAATTACAGGTGTTTGTTTTCCTTCCCGTTCTCGTATAACTCTTCCGATAAGTTGTGTGAGGAGAGGTTCGTTGTTGATAGGGGTACCGAGTATAAGGACAGATAAGGCATTAACCGAAATACCTTCACTAAATATTGCTTGAGTACCGAATAAAATATTTTTATTGCCATAGTTTATCTGATTTAAAAGATCCTCTCGTTCTTCATGAGGAACCTCTCCCGTAACGCAGATAGCTTTTTCTCCGGCTAAAAGCGCACAATTTTTTAAAAATTGCACTCGGTCTGACACAACTAAAACTTTGTGTCCCTTTGCCGCATAAAAAGCTGCCAACATTGCAACTGTGTGGATGTACTCTTCGTTGTTCGCTAGATTCGTTACTCGATTCGCCCACGGTATTCTAGCTCCATCCATAAATCTTATTTCAGATTTTATAATATCTACAACTGGGGTCATGAAATTTTCTTTTGGCGGCTTAAATATTTTCTGGCCAAAATAATCTCGAAATACTACATGTTTTCCATCTTTTCTTTCAATTGTCCCGCTGAGACCAATTTTGTATCTTGCGTGATTTGTGTCGATGATTTTGGAAAATGTTGGCGAAGATACATGGTGCATTTCGTCCAAGATAATTGTTCCAAACATTTTTCGAACTCGATCGATGTTTCTGTAGAGTGTTTGGGTATTACCAACCACAATACAAGAATCGGTGTTAAAAGAACCAGAACCAATAATTCCTGGAGTGATTCCATAGACTTTTTCTACCTCCTTTGCCCATTGATTTCTCAAGGGTACTGTGTGTGTTATTACTAATGTCTTTTGCCCTAATTTTCCTGCTATCGCCAACCCCGTGAAAGTCTTTCCCCAACTTACCCACGCATTGATGATACTATTATCGGAGAGCTCGTCGTAAACGGCTTGTTGAGATTCGCGAAGTACGTACTGAAAAGAAGGAAAATTAGCAGGAACCATAATCCTCTTGTCAATAATTTCATATTCATCTGGTATTAAATCCGTTCTTCCAATTGGTATGCTTACTAAGTTCTCCCTAACTCTTGCCATATTTTTTATAACAAGAGGAGGGTCTTTGGGATTAGGAGCAGGAACTTTATAGGTCAGTTCTTTACTAAGATGCTCCTTATACTCTGGAGTAACTTCCAAAAGTATTCTATTACTTATGACTGCTTTCATACTTTCTTTCGCTTGTTCTTTAAACACTCAGTAGAATAGTCGTATAAAAGCCACGGCATATTATACATTAATAGAACTCCTGCCCATGTACAATCAGGGTCAGGAGGTCGAGGAATAATAAAAGATTGTTTTACACCATACAAGTGCAGTAGAGAAGCTACTTCTTTTCTAGTTACTTCTTTAATTCTGTAATATTGTATGGGGCACATTTTAGTTTTTTCATATATAAAAACTTTGCCATTTGAATCAATAAAATGTTTATCCCGGGATTTAATTAGTCCTAGGTGACTATTTAAAGATTTTTTTAAAACAAATAAGTTTTCATGTGGCGTTTGAAGTCTGCGCTTACCAAGACTGTCTCCTTCCATGTTCTTATCATCAAGAATGTACTCGTCTAGAAAAAGCAGCCCATCTAAGAGCTGCCAGTTTCCGTTTGGTAAGTTAAATACAGGAAAATTAATTCTATCTATATTTCTGTATGTTATTATCACAAATATTGTTTTTCAAACTTGCCCATAGAGTAGTCATCACCAATCTCAAAGTCACATCCAATTGGTGCTCCAGGTATAAAAATACCTCTATCCATCTGAACAAGCTCTCGTAGTTTGTTGCAATAGGTATCAATTTCTTCCTCGGGTACTTCGGCAAGAATTGAGTCGTGAACAAGAGCAAAAATTCTTGACTTTAGTTTCTCGCTTTTTATAAATGCGTTCATATCTATAGCACCTAAGAGGTTAATATCAGAAGCAGCAGACTGCACCAAAAAATTAAGACCACTCCTAATGCTATGAGATTTGATACCTTTGTCTTCTGAAGCGACATTTGGCAATCTCCTTTTACG